CCGCTGAAGCGGCAAGGTAAACAACACTAAGCTCACACTGCACGTCTTACGAAGGAGCCTTCGGCCCGAATCCCAAAACTGCTTTGGCGAGATCTGAGGAGAAAGCAGTGCTTCGGAAGAAGGGGAGGGTTCCGACCCGCTGTGATGCGTCCTTTTCTGCTCGTGCAATTTGGGTTGCTGCTCGATCTACCAGGGGATCTCGTCCAACAACCAGGTTGTCGAGGATTGCGTACTTGTTGCACAGGAGTGCGAATTTTTTGCCGGGCGCTCGGAGGCCGTTATAGAAAAGGTGAATCAGCTCACCCCAAGATAGTTGGGCACGTACCAAAGCTGCGTAGTGCCATTTAGTCCTTACGTCAAAATCCTGCTCGTCGATCCATTGGAAGAGCCGAAATAAGGTGCGCAATGGAGCATCCAGGGAAGAACGGTGTGCCTCAAAAACCTTCCCGTAGTTCACGGTTGTGGAGAGCATCAGGAACTCCAGATCATTTCGACTCTCTTCCGATGTTTCATCGAAATCCGGAGGGAGTGGGGGGAGCTCTTCGCGAAAGTTGTCACCATACATTTGATCTAGGGCCTCTCTTCCGGTGTATTCGCCGTATTTGATTGCCTGCACAAGTGAGTGATAGTTTCCCAGCCAAGAAAACAGCGATTGTTCGAACCCCGCGCGCGAAGCACTCGCATTGGCCGACTTCATCTCATCAACCGTCGCCGCCAGTTCCTTGCGCTGAATCGAAATCGAGAGAATGACGAGAAAGACAGTGATTAGGCCGACTACTGGATTGATCACGCCACCGAGAAAGTCTCCGAATTGGCCCCACTGCTCCGGGTCTTCAGACAGTGGACGACCTCGGAAGAAGAGTGCGTATAACGCTGCTACTGCAAGCGCGAACGCCAGCGCCAGTGTGAATGCCCCCGCTAAGATTGATGGGAGGCGCTGTTCGGTCGTGTAGTCGCCTCTCGATTGGCTTTTCTGCATGGTCCCCTCCAGTTTTGAGAGACACGAGCATAGCGGGGCGATGAGCAGTCAATCGGGCGCGACCTGGATATTGGATACCTCCCGAGGAGAGCCCGAAAACATCCACAGGGCGGTGCTGCGTAAAGTTTCTTTACTTCGTCGTTCGCCCATGCTAAAAACGCTGGGCCTGTACAAATCCCGGGTGAGCCGGGAACAATAAGAGCAGCTCAGCCCCTCGATGGCGGAGCCGTCTCTGAAGCTGAAGCCGTCCTCGAGACGGTTTTTTGCATTCCAGGTCGGCGAGAATCAACGGCGCACGCTAAGTTGGTTTATGTTTTAGCCCGGAAGGGTGAAGGACAGTCGGATCGTTCCCGACCGTGCGCTTCAGTTCAGCATGCTCCTTGCTGACGTGAGAGGAGGGGGCTACCCTTCCGAAGCCGAGTTCAAACGCCAGGCCGGTCTGCGGCGAGCAGTTCGGGTAATCGCGCCCTGATCAGTTCTTTGACGTCCACTGGCGATGGATTCTGGCCGTAGTGAATCGGCTGCCTCCGGACAGCGCCACTGACATCGGGAGCGGCGCTCGCATCGATAGTCACGAACGGCGTGGCGTTGAACACGTAGTGCAGATGATCAGCTCTCGACATCAAGGGTTGTTTGATGTGGGACTCAATTTCCCCGAGAAGCCTCGGGTGTTTCCGCGACAGAACAAAGTAGAGAACTTCCTCGAGTGTTTTCAGTTGCAGCTTGGGGTCGAGCGCACACAAGCGAGGATCGTCTCGCTCGAGCGTGTATTTGATGGGGATCATCGTCGCCTTCATTGAAAAATCAGGCACTCTAGCCTAAGCCACTGAGGCTGCTTTTGTATTTGCGCCCACGGGAGCTGAGACAATTCAGCGATGAAAACTCGCACTCGCTCTCTACTGCTTTTCGGCCTCCTGACGCTTGCCCTTGCTCAACTTACGCGTGCGGAGGAACCAAGGTTTTTCATCCTCGGCGCAGGGGCGCGCACTTGTGCTGAGTTCCTGGATGCGACGGCGAAAGCTCGGAAGAACGATCTGGCCTCACACAACGCCCACGCCATGTTCTCTTGGGTACAGGGAGCCCTTACCGGAATGGCCCTTCAGAACGCGGTCAACGAAGAGCCAAACGTGAGCTTGCCGGATCATGTTGAGCTGCGGTCGAGGGTGAACGACATGTGCGAAGCCAGTCCCCATGAGCAGCTTTCGGTGATCGCGTTGGCCATCTTTATGGATGAGCAGAAGCTGGCCAGGAAGAAGTAGGTGCTTCTTTGCTTTCTGATAGCTTCGCGGAATGACAGCCCAAACCTTCGCTCAATGGTGCGCTGACCTGGCGGCTCTGGCTGGCACCACCGAGTTGCTCCAGCCTGCCGTGCTGAGGTACTGCTACGAGTACGGGACCACGCCGCAAGAGCTGCTCGACAAGCTTCGTGATCAAGACGGGAGTGGCGAGCTCATCGCCCAGATCAACGAAGTGATTCGGCGGATTGATGAGATGAGGCCTCCGCCTTAGGTTTGGGCCAATCGCTGCTTTGCTCGGCGACCGCCAAGTGAGCGGGCTTCTTTCTTGGAGAACGTGCATGGTGAACATCCCAATAAACTTTCCGTCGCGCGGGAGCGGAAAGGTCGTCTGGTCACCAAGCGCCCATAATTCGAGCCCCGAGGTTGGACGGCGCGGTGACGATGGAAATCTCGGCAATGTCCGTAACGCGGCACAGCGAGCCGCCCCAAACGCTGGGAATGGCGGAACCTTGCGAGTTCACTGGAGTGATGGAAAGTCCAACACCGATGCAAGGTGGCAAACCGTCGTTGAGTTCTCCTATGACGAACAGGCCGTAACCATCTTCGTGCATTCGAACCCAACGCCCAATCCGTAGATTGGGGTCATGCCCGTTCAGCATGGGGATATTGATGTGGGCGGGATTCGCGAGCCAGTTGCGGAAGCACCCTTGCACAAACACGTCGCCTTGAAGGTCGGGGGCGCCAAAGACGCTTGCGTGACCATAGAACTGCCATCCCATAACCTGTGCCCTCCTAGCGTGGATTATGGTTGAGCCGCTCTGACCGGTGCAGTTCTAGCCGCAGTAGTAAAGCAGATGCTTTTCTTCGCGGTAGCTGTGCTGGTCGGTGTGGCTCTCATCAGCTATTGCATCGGGTACGCGGTGGCGTATTTCGGTAGGTAAGGAGCGGAATGCTTATCGCGCTGGACTTCGATGGGACATACACCGCAGACCCGGCGCTCTGGAATGGCTTTGTACGTACAGCCCAAGAGGCTGGTCACGAGGTTGTATGCGCAACGATGCGCCACGAGCACGAGGGAGCCGAAGTAATCAAATCACTGCCTGGCGTTCAAGTGGTCTTCACGGGCAGACAGGCGAAGAGAGCGTTTCTCGCGGAACAGGGCCTCTTCCCGGCAATCTGGATAGACGACAACCCGGCGTGGATCTACCAAGACGCGCGGTAAGCGAACGCTAACCCAATTTCTCCTCGGCTGACCACCAGCCCTTAGCCCGCCCTTCGAAAGATCGGGCGGGTTTCTTATTTTCGTGGACGGTTCTCCGTAAGGGGGAGAGTCCAGCCTTCGACCTGTGCCCTGCAGGCGGGTCGAATCTTGCAAGGGCTGGATGTCGCAGGTTCGATTCCTGCCGTCTGCACCCATTCAACCATCGGATAAGCCCAGGTAGCCCCGAAAGGATCAATCATGGCAAAGGGCGATAAAGCCAAGTCGCTCGACACCCTCGGGCTCGACTGGCTGTGTGACAAGCTGACCGCAGGCGAGACGCAGACGGCGATCTGCCTTGAGCTCGGCATGGGGATTGCGACGTTGGGGCGATGGATCGCAGCCGATGCGGAGCGTTCCGCACGCGTGCGCGAGGCGCGCATTGCCGCAGCCCGCAGCTTCGACGAAAAGGCCGAAGAGGGTTTGCGCCTGGCTGCTGACCCGTTCACGCTGGCTCGCGCTAAAGAATTGGCTCACCACTACCGCTGGAAAGCCTCCAAGGCCGACCCCCGCGGTTATGGCGAGAAGATCGAGATCGACCAGAAGACGACGCTGACCGATCTGACCGACGAGCAGCTTGATGCTCGCTTGAAGGCCATCGAAGCAGCGCGAGTTGCAAGTGCTGACCCGAGTCCAGAAGCTTGAGTACCTGGCGCTCCACGCTGAAAAACAGCACCGAGCGGCCGGGAACAAGCTGAAGCTGTACCGGGCCTACCCGAAGCAAGCAGAGTTCCACGCGGCCGGAAAGTCCGCTCGAGAACGCCTCCTGATGGCCGGCAACCAGCTTGGCAAGACCTGGAGCGCAGGTTTCGAGACGGCGATGCACTTCACCGGGCGCTATCCCGATTGGTGGCCGGGCCGGGAGTTCACCAAGCCAATTGCAGGCTGGGCGGCAGGTGTGACCAGCGAAGTGACCCGAGATTCCGTCCAGCGCGTGCTGTGCGGCCGGATCAATGTCATTGGAACAGGCGCCATCCCTCGGGACGCCATCAAGGACAAGTCGATGAAGCGCGGCGTTGCCGATGCCATCGACACCATCGTGATCCGGCACGGCGGAGGCGGGGATGTCCAAGCCGGCGAGAGCCTGCTGGGCTTCAAGAGCTACGACCAAGGCCGCGAGAAGTTCCAGGCCGAGACGCTGGACTGGGTTTGGCTCGATGAAGAGCCGGATGAAGACATTTACTTTGAGGCGCTGACTCGCACCAACGCGACGGGCGGAAGCCTTGCGATGACGTTCACGCCTCTCAAGGGCATGACCGGGCCGGTGAAGCGGTTCACGATGGAAAAGCCCGAGGGGACGCATGTCACTCGGATGACCATCGACGACGCCGAGCACATCAGCCCCGAACAGCGCGCGGCAATCATCGCCAGCTACCCGGCGCATGAGCGAGAAGCGCGGACAAAAGGCATTCCAACACTGGGGAGTGGGCGTATCTATCCCGTCACAGACGAATCAATCTCGGTCGAGGCATTCGAGATCCCGAAGCACTGGGTGCAGATATGCGGCATCGACTTTGGTTGGGATCACCCGAGTGCGGCAGGCCGGATCGCCTGGGACCGTGACGCAGACGTGATCTACGTGACCGCGGTGCATCGACAGCGTGAGCAGACGCCGCTGATGTTCGCAGCGACCGTGAAACCTTGGGGCGACTGGCTGCCGTGGGCATGGCCGCATGACGGCATGCAGCACGACAAGGGCTCTGGGCAGGCCCTGCGCGACCAGTACGAAGTCCAGGGCTTGAAGATGCTCAAGGACAAGGCGACTCACCCGCCAGTGCCAAACGAAGATGGCGTAGAGATTGAAGGAAGCGGCGGCAACGGCGTTGAGGCCGGCGTTCAGGAAATCCTCGACCGCATGCAGTCGGGGCGGTTCAAGGTGTTCTCGCACCTGGCCGACTTCTTTGAAGAAGCGCGGATGTACCACCGCAAGGACGGAAAGATCGTGAAGTTGGACGACGACATCCTTTCGGCCG